GATGCAACTTGATAAGTCAACTCTTGTTCAGAATAACTTTTACTCAACAGTTGTTGACGTATTAAAGTCTGGTAAGAATAAGAAAGAAAAGTACACAGAGATTCGTCAGATTCTTGCTGACAACTCGATCCGTGATTACAATCCACTGTTCCGTTATCTGTATGATAATGTAGAGGAGTTCGCTAATGGGTTTGTGTCAACCGCGATTCTTATTATCGCAGAATCACAATACAAAGATGCAATGGTAGTAGACCATGAAATTAATGCGATGGCAATGTTTATTCAACTTATTATGGAAATAGATCAAAGGAAATAACTATGAGCAATGTATTTGATATTGGTGGCGGTGTTCCACCACAACAGCCGGGTATGAATGTTGATTTAGCTAAGGCAGAAGATTTGGTTTGTGAAAACTGTGGAAGCCACTTCTTCAATCTTGTCTTTATGTTTAAGAAGATTTCTGCACTGATGTCACCAACCGGAAAGGCAACAATGGCACCGATTGAAACATTTGCGTGTATCGAGTGTGGAACAGTTGCAAAAGAACTTTTACCAAAGGCATTGAAGAACGATGGCTCTCAGCTTATTTGACCACATCAAGGGTGTGACCAAGTTAAAAACTAAATGGGAAGCCCTTTCAGAAGAAGATCAAAAGACGTGGAATAACTTTATTATTACTCGTTGGTTTTCTATGGAAATGGAATTGACGGATGCTGTGAACGACTTTCAAAAGTATAGTAACGGCATCCTCACCTCCAAAGATTATTACAAGTTGCTCCACGATATTCTACCAAAGACAACACTCTACTTAAAGTACACAAAGAAAAAGAAGAAGATAGATATAGATTCACAATTTGTAGATTTATTCTGTCAACATTATCAGCTTGGTAAGAAGGTAATTTTTGAGTATATTATAGACCTTGTAAGAGTAAACCCAAGCGAACTTGTTTCTGTTTTGGAATCTTACGGAACCAAGAAAGAAGACGTAGAAAAATTCAAGAAACAAATAAAGACATTACAATGAGGACAACAAAGATGGCAATAAAAGAAATTGACTTGGGTAAGAGTAAAGATGAAAATGACATCATTGCCCAAATGGAAGAGAAGTTTCCAGTTATGACTACGGACTTCAAGAGAATTCAACGTGAACAGTATGAACTCTTTTGCCGTAAGCAATCTAACTACGGACCAGATAACATTTCATTAGGAACAACTCTTGAAAGAGAACAAGATCGTAAGTTGTCACTTCAAGGTTTGTTCTTCCGATTGAACGATAAAATCAATCGGTACAAACAAATGATCATGTTTGGTTCAGTTGATGCAGTCGGTGAATCACTTGAAGATACATTCAAAGATATTTCAGTTTACGGTATCATTGCACAACTCGTTCAAAACGGGAAGTGGGGTAAGTAATGTCTTCTTCAAGAATTTCCTTCTCACAATATCAAATGTGGAAGGGATGTCCTCATCGTTGGAAACTAAATTATATTGATAAGGTTTCCGTACCTTCACCATCTATTGCACTCGTGTTTGGAACTGCCATGCACGAAGTTCTGCAAATGTATGTGGAGATGTTATATCGTTCTACGATTGAAGAAGCAAATGCACTTCCACTCGAAGACCTCCTAAAAGAAAAGATGGGTGTGGAGTATAAGAAGATGTTGACTGAAAACAATGAACAACACTTTTCTAATCCAGATGAAATGCAGGAACATCTTATAGATGGTATTGAAATCATTCGTTGGTTCAAGGCACATCGTGAAAAGTTCTTTATGAAAAAGGGATGGGAACTTGTTGGTATTGAATTACCAATCAACATCATACCACTAGAATCAAATCCAAATGTTCGTCTCGTTGGTTTTCTTGATTTGGTAATGCGAGATTTGAAAACTGGCAAGGTTCACATCTACGATTTCAAAACATCAACAAGTGGTTGGAACAAATACACAAAGGCAGATAAGGTAAAAACATCACAACTTGTTTTGTATAAGACCTTCTATGCAAAGCAATTCGATATTCATCCCGATGATATTGAGATTGAGTATTTGATTCTCAAACGTAAGATTGATGAGAACGCAGAGTATGCGGCAATGAGAAATCGTGTTCAACGGTTTGCACCTTCACATGGAAAGTTATCACAAAAACAAATCCTGACAGAGATTCAAACATTTGTTGAAACCGCATTTGATTCAGAAGGTAACAAGAGAACAGATATTTACTATCCTGCAATTGAAGGTGAGAAGGCCAAGAATTGCCGGTGGTGTGAGTTCAAAGACAAAGATGATTTATGTCCAATAAAGAATAGGGTTCAATAATGAAGTACGCATATACATTTGATGATATTCAAATTATTCCAAAGTATAGTGAAGTGGAATCTCGTAGTCAATGTAATCTAACTACACGATTCACAAAACAATATAAACTAGGTACACCATTAGTTGCATCACCGATGGACACCGTGACAGAATATAACATGGCGATTGCTATTGCATCACATGGTGGAGTTGGTATTCTTCATAGATTCATGTCTATTGAAAAACAATCCAATCAAGTTCGTAAGATCAAAGAACAAGAGAAGTTAGTTTCAGCGGCTATTGGTGCAACAGGTGATTACAAAGAACGTGCACAGGAACTTGTAAATGCCGGTGCAATCGTTCTTCTCATTGATGTTGCACACGGTAACACAAAACAAGTAAGAGATGCAATTACATGGTGTAAACAAAATCTCCCAAACTATGTAGATGTTATCGCTGGTAATGTTGCTACATATGAAGGTGCACGAAATCTGGCACAGTGGGGAGCTGACGCAATTCGTGTTGGTATTGGAAATGGTTCTCTTTGTGAAACAAGAATCAGAACTGGTATCGGTATTCCGCAAGTAACTGCACTCATCGAATCTATTCGTGCCGTAGAAGAATCTGGAATTGATGTTCCTATTATCGCAGACGGTGGGATTAAAATGACTGGTGATGTTGCAAAGGCACTTTCACTCGGTGCAGATTCTGTTATGATTGGTTCACTTCTTGCAGGTACTCGCGAATCTCCTGGTGAAATTCACCGAATGGGAATGTGGCCAAACGAACAACTCTTCAAGAAGTACCGTGGTTCTGCATCTGCCGAAGTAAAGCAAGTTCACGGTTTGGAAGAAAAGAACGTTGAAGGTAATTCAAAGTTGATTCCGTACAAGGGTAAGGTCGAACGAATCATAAGTGACATCAGTGATGGTGTGCGTTCGGCGATGTCTTACGTTGATGCAACAACGATTGAAGAATTCCAAGCTAAGTCTGAACACGTACTCATTACACAGAATGGTTTGATTGAAGCTAAACCACACTTGTTATTGTAATCGTTTTTTCGTATATTGATATTTATTGAAAACAAAGTTTCGTAATTAAAGGTTTTGTATGGCAAAGAAAAAGATTCTACTGTTGTCAGACGATTTACGTCTAACAAGTGGCATTGCGACTGTCTCCCGTGATATGGTAATTGGTACTTGTCACAAGTATGATTGGGTTCAAGTCGGTGCTGCAATTAACCATCCCGATAAAGGAAAGGTTCTTGATTTATCAAAAGATGCGAAAGAACTAACTGGTGTTCAAGATGCATACATAAAGATCTACTGTAATGATGGTTACGGTGATCCACTTCTTATTCGCCGTCTTATAGAGGCAGAAAAGCCAGATGCAATTCTCCACTTTACCGATCCACGTTTTTGGGATTGGTTGTACTCAATGGAACATGAGATTCGTACAAAGATCCCGTTGATGTATCTAAACATTTGGGATGATATTCCAGATCCGATGTGGAACAAAGAAGCGTATGGAAGTTGTGACTTGCTCATGGCTATCTCAAAACAAACATACGGAATTAACCATCGAGTCCTTACTCGATTTGGTCAAGAGACACCATCACATAGAATTACATATGTTCCCCACGGAATTAATACGGATATGTTTTATCCAATCACAGAAGGTGATAAGGCATGGGAACCACTTATTCAAGAAGCTAAGAAGGTTCGTGGAAACAATGAGAATAAGTTTGTTGTATTCTGGAACAACAGAAATATTCATCGTAAGCATCCCGGTGATGTAATTCTCGCATACAAGCATATGTGTGAACTCATCGACTCAAACGGTGGTAATGCAGTTAACGATTGCATCCTCTTAATGCACACACAACCAATAGATCCAAATGGAACAGACTTAACTGCCGTAGCAAGTGAACTCTGCCCAGAATATCCTGTAATGTTCAGTGATAAGATTCTATCAACAGAGGCATTGAATATCCTTTATAATGTTGCTGATGTTACAATCAATATGGCTTCTAATGAAGGATTCGGTATCTCAACAGTTGAATCAATTGCATCAGGTACACCTATCATTGTGAATGTTACGGGTGGTATGCAAGATCATTGTGGATTCATCAATCCAAATACGGGCAAGTATTTTACAGCAGAAGATTATATCGAAGTAAAAACTTTACACAGAAAAGAAAAGTGGGGATCACTTCAACACGGTGAATGGGTGAAGCCAGTATGGCCATCAAACATTTCTCTACAAGGTTCTGTTCCAACACCGTATATCTTCGATGACCGAGCAGATTTCAGAGACTTCGGAAATGAATTGTACTCGTGGTATAAGATGTCAAAGGAAGATCGAATCAAGTGCGGACTTAAAGGTAGAGAATATATTCTAAACCCAGAAGTTGGTATGAGTCGAGAGTTGATGTCAGAAAGAATAGTAGAAAGCATTGAAGGTATCTTTGAAAACTTCAAAACAAGAAATCGTTACGAACTACACTTAGCATGAGGATAAAATGAGTAATAAACCAAACTTAGTATTTTGTGGACCTATTGCAACTCGTTCTGGTTACGGAGAACACGCTCGTGACTTACTCCTATCTCTCATAGAGATGGATAAGTATGACATCAGTGTTATTTCAATCAATTGGGGTGAGACACCGATGAACGCATTGAACCCAGAGATTGAAGATCATCAGAAAATTCTATCCCGTGTTCGTACTGGAAATCTAACAGAACAACCAGACGTATGGGTTCAGTGTACAATTCCAAATGAATTTCAAGCAGTTGGAAAATACAATATCGGAATCACAGCTGGTATAGAAACAGATTTGTGTTCTGGTGAATGGATCGACGGTTGTAACAGAATGAATCTTGTAATTGTTCCGTCCAAACATGCAAAGGATGTCTTCTTAAATACAAAGTATGAGAAGAGAGATAAGGCATCTGGTCAACTAATTGGTAATGTAGAAATTACTGTACCAATCGAAGTGTTGCACGAGGGTGTTAGAACTGATGTGTTTAGTAAGGATCTTCCATTGGAAGACAATCTTAAAAAGACATTGGATGAAATAAAAGAAGACTTTGCATTCCTTTTTGTTGGTCACTGGTTAAAGGGAGACTTCGGACAAGATAGAAAGGATTTGTCAGGACTGATCTACACATTCTTTGAATCATTTGGAGATACTGAAAATCCACCTGCTCTTCTACTTAAAACTTCTGGTGGAACATTTTCTATCAGAGATAGAAGTACAATTCTAGAAAAGATTGACTTGATAAAGAAGATGTCAAAGAAGACAAAACTTCCAAACGTTTATCTTCTCCACGGAGATTTGACGGAATCTGAACTCAATACTCTGTATAATCACGAGAAGGTTAAGGCATTAGTTTCATTCACTAAGGGTGAAGGATATGGTAGACCGATTGCAGAGTTCATTACATCTGGTAAGCCAGTTGCAGTTTCTGGATGGAGTGGTCATGTAGACTTTGTTAATCCTGCATTCCATGTTTACCTTGATGGTGAATTAAAACAAGTACACCCAAGTGCAGTTTGGAATGGTATAATTCAGGCAGAGTCATCTTGGTTTACAGTTGACTATCAGAAGGCATCGGAAGTTCTTCGTAAGATGTATTCAAAGTATTCTTCATATCTTTCTGATTCTAAAAAGTCCGTTAAAGAAATAGAAACAAAGTGGTCATACACTGCGATGGTAGAAAAGTTTTCTGAGATGATGGATCAATATGTTCCTACATTTGCAGCAAAGGTTGCATTGAAACTTCCAACACTTAAAAAGATAGAATCACAATGATTTCATATACAATAACCGCGTGTAACGAAGATAAAGAGTTGAATACTCTACTTGAATTTTTGATACGAAACATTAAAGAATCCGATGAAATTGTTATTCAACTAGATTCGGAAAGTGTTACGGATGAAGTCAAGTCAGTTGTTGAACGTTATAAGAACCTAAATGGTAGTATCAAAGTTATAGAGTTCCCTCTCAACAAAGACTTTGCATCGTTTAAGAATAATCTAAAATCACATTGTGATAAAGAGTGGATATTCAATATAGATGCAGATGAAATGCCGTCAGGATTTCTACTTGATAATCTTCATCTAATAGTAGAGACCAATTCCGAAGTTGAAGTTTTTATAGTTCCAAGATGGAATACTGTTGACGGGATAACAGATCTTCACATTAAATCTTGGGGATGGAACTTTGATGAATTTGGTAGAGTAAACTGGCCAGATTGGCAGATGAGGCTTTACAAGAACAATGACTCAATCGTTTGGAAGAATAAAGTACATGAACAATTAGATGGGTTTGTGTCTTACTCATTTTTCCCAGATGAAAAGGAATATTGTTTGTTCCACAATAAAACAATACAACGTCAAGAATCTCAGAATAACTTCTACAACACGATAGGAAATTGATCATGTATGATATGTCAGAGTATAGAAATGAAGTTATTCGTGTACTAAAAGAAACTGGCAACCACTACGATACAAAAGTAAATCAGATTAATAGACTTGGAAAAACAATAACGTATCACCAATGGCAACATCCATATCAAGGTGATTGGGAATTGCGAGAAGTATTCACGGAAGAAATTCTTACGAACCTATCCAAGATAATTAAACCAGATTCTATCGTAGTAGACATCGGTGCTCAGTCTGGAAATATGTCTGTTGCTTATTCTTTGTTTGCTAAACAAGTTATTTCATTTGAGCCAAATCCTGCAACATTTGAAGTCTTAGAAAAGAATGCGTCTATCAATAAAAACATAAGACCATTCAACTATGCAATTACAGATGAACCAGGTCCACTAACATTCCATTATTCCGATAATGGATTTTGTAATGGTGGATTTGCTTCGAGAACCCACCGAGGAGTTGGAGTAACTGGTCATGTTATACCAATAGATGTTTACGGTGTAAACCTAATGAATTTTCTGAATGAAGAGAAGATAGAAGTTGGAAATGTATCTCTTGTAAAGATTGATGCGGAAGGTCATGATAAAGAAATATTGAAGACTATTAAGCAGTTTCTTCAAGTACATAGACCAATATTGATAACAGAGATTTACAATGGTCTGGATGAAATGGAAGTTCAAGAGTTACTTGATGTCATTCATGATACTGGATATATCGCATACGATGAAAGAAACAACAATCTAAACATAGAAAATCTAGGAAAAGAGATTAACTCTTACAGAGACATAAACATTTCCTCCGGTCATAATCTAATCTGCATACCAGTATGAATG